TCTTAGTACCTAACTTTGCACCAATCACATATCAGGATTACAATGCTAACGGTACCGGTGGTACATTTGGTGCTGGTAATGCTGTTGTACAAAACCCATCATTGGGACAAGGTACAATTACAGCAACTCCTGCAGTTGCACAAACAGCGTTTGATATCTTCTACGGCTGGACAACAAGCTTCACATTGGCTGCAACGCTAGGTGCTGAACTTGGTGAGTCATTTGCTGAGAAGGTAGACCAACGTGTTACACTAGCTTTCCAAAGCTTTAAAGCAACACCTGGTAATACAAACTATCCAACAAGTGCTGACGGTTTCACACGTGTCTTGCAATTAGGTGCTATGGAACTTGCAGAGTCTGGTACTACGGTAACTCCAGCTGCCGGTGGTACAGAAGGCTTCAGCGCCGCATCAGTACTTGACTTAGTTCGTTTAGTTAAGCAGAATTTCAAAGTAGCTCGTATGCCTGGCACACCAGTTATCGTTTTAGATAGTAATGGTGCGGCAGAAGGTTCAGTTGCAGGTCAAACAGGTTCTAGTTTGAATCGTTTGTTAGCTGAACTAACAGGCGGTGCAGTATCACAATCTGGTGGTTCTAACCTATCTGCTCTTGGTAATGAATTACTAACAACAGGTCGTATTGAAAGTGTTTATGGATGTATGATTATGTTCACAACATTCTTAACTACTGCTAATCGTACATTCTTAGGTTCTGGTCCATTTAGTTGCTTGATCGGTGCTTACTTCGGTGACAGTGCTTTGTTCACTGTTATGAAAGAAGGCTTGCAACTTAAGACTGGTGAAATCCCAGGTGGATTGCAAATTTGGTTGACTGGTGTCGGCTACTTCGGTAGTGGCGTTGGTGACTTGCGTAGAGGCGGAGCTATTAACATCCAGCAGTAAGCTGAATTAAGTCTAGGAATAATATAATATGTCAGTACCATATCAACGAATATCAAATGCAACAGTAGAGGACATACAGTTCTATGATCCGGCAGCGGAGCGTAGAGCGGCAGCCCTCAATGTTGATTGGGCTCCATACTTTAAGGTCGGTTCACAAGAGTGGCTGTATAAGTTGGAGTTCGGATGGTGGCAGAAATACTGCGACACGGTGTTAGGTGCTTACTATTATGCTAATCTGCCAGACGGTCAGTTGATTTCAAGTTTCAATCCAAGTCTACTCATTAAGAGTGACCAAACATTAATTCGCTTAGACACATTCGGTGCAATACTAGTTTTCTATGAAAGTCTAGTAACCGATGTGTCTAATATGAATGAGGTTGATGTTCAGAATTATGAATTCGCTAAAAAGCGTTGTGAAGATGAATGGACAAAAGCGTTGCAGTTGATGAACTTCTATGATTTATATCAAGATAATCCTCAAGGCCCAACGACAAAACTTGAAGAAAATTGGACAGCAGACGTTGATTACTTCAATGGAGATAGGAGATATTTCTAATGGCTGAAGTTGCTTATAGTGTATTGAATAGTCCAACAGTTACGCAAAATGAAATTTTTGCAGTTGTTAGACGAGACATACCTACATTGTGGAACATACCAATCTTTGAAGACTTCCCTAGTGATAGTGAAGTTGTAAGATATGGTATCTACATAAGCGATGTTCATATGGTCAGTAGAAATCCTCATCAACTTGGAATACAATACTGTGGTGCAATATATCACGCATACGATGAATTTAATATAACATATATTTCTTATCAAGACGATCCATACAATGTTGCTGTTAACAGTATCATTGCAAACTTAGTTACTGCTGTCAAAGATGATGGCGTTCAATTAATGGATGGATACTTTGAAAGAGATTTTGAACAGGTTCGAACGTATGGACCAACACAAGCAGAGAAGCATACCTGGACATTCAGAATGCTACGAATGGAATTTAATACATAACGCCAACATACAAGGAGACTATAATGGCAAGAATTACGGTAAACACAACAGGTACTCAACCAACACTATTGGTAAGTACAGACCTCATTAGCAACAGTGCTAACTGGGGTAACATAGCAAATACATTAAGTGTAACTTGCTTACAAGACGTTACTATCACTAACAGTACAGGTATCTATTCATACATTGATTTCTGTTCTGGTGATATGCAAAAACTAACGACACCAGCAGATAATGAAATTTCTGTGAATATGGTTATTGATGGTACTGTGTACTTCGGTACAGATCCAGTATCTCCTGCTACTGCCACTGAATATGGCGTTGCAGGATTATCAAATAACAAAGTTCAAGTGCAGTTTAAACTAGTTATGAATGGTGGCAATGCAACAGCAAATGCTTACTACTACGCTGGTCAAGGCTACATCAGTTCATTAGCACCAACAGTAAGTCCTGATGCACCTGTATGGGTGACACCAATGACCCTAGCTGTTAATGGTTCAATGGTTGCGGCGGCTAACCCTTAATCTCATATGAGATAAAAGAATGGGGATGCTCAAAAGGTATCCCCTTTTTTATTGAAAGCAAACAAATGACACAACAAGAACAAGTATGGTATAAAACAAATGAAGAAAAATTGCGTAGTCTTATTGCAGATGAAGCAAAGATGATGCCTATGTTAGACAATATGCAGGCAACAATCAAACAACTAAAAGCAAAACAAGCATTCAGATTAGCACTTCTAAATCAACTATTAGAACAACTAAATGAAAACGAATAAATACATTACAATAATTTAAAGGATATAACAAATGAAACTCTCACAGCTTACAGCAAAACCCCAACTAATAGACATTCATATCGATGATGAAGATACCATCAAAGAATTCGGTGAACCAATCGAATTCTGGACTTGGGATCGTCAACCTATGGACGTGTTTATGAAATTAGCAAACGCAAGTGGTAATGATACAGCAGGTATCATTGGTATTGTACGCACATTGATACTAGATGAAAAAGGTAAAGAAATCCTCAAAGATGATGATATGCTACCTACACATATATTGATGAAGGCAATTGCTAAGGTGACTGAGCTACTGGGAAAGTAACACAGGACAGTATTGATCCTAAATCTGAAAAGATGGCTCTCATACTGACGATAGATGGATTAGGTAAGCGTTATGGTATGCTACCTAGTGAAGTCTTACATAGAAGTAATACGTTTGATTTGTATATTATGGACGCGGCAATGACATTTGAAAATTATCATCATAAGAAATCGATGAACAATGGTATAGACCCACTTCCTGAATATTCTACTGAGGATTTACTATCTATGTTGCATAAGAATAAGGATCAGTAATGTCTGTAACAATAAAAGACGATATCACCGCTAGTTTGAAACGCATCAATAGGCAAATTAGTAATTTGCCTAAAGAAGCTTTTACTGAATTCGTAAAAGGTACGCCTATACGTAGCGGAAATGCTAGAAGAAAAACTAGACTAAGTGGTAACAAAATTGTTGCCGGTTATAACTATGCACAGAAGTTAGATGAGGGCTTTAGTAAACAAGCCCCTGATGGTATGACTAAGCCTACAGAACAGTTTGTAGAAAAGCGTATGACAGAGATATTAAGAAAGAAATAAAATGGCAGATTTAAGTTATACAATCACGGTCAATTCTAGTGGTGCAGTTACTTCTTTAAAGAAAGTTGAAACACAAGTAAAAGCCGTCAATGATAGCTTTGCTAAGTTAAAAACAGCAATTGCTGGTATAGCACTTACTGGTCTTATTACTAAAACAATACAATTTGCAGACGCTATACAAGATGTAAGTGATGCTACTGGCATTGCAGTTGATAAAATTCTAGGTTTTAGTAAAGCTGTATCACTTAACGGTGGCACGGCAGATGATGCTAATACAGCATTACTCAAATTTAATGAGACAATTGGCAAAGCAGGTGATGGCGCAGTAGGAGCGCAAGCCGCATTTGCTAGTATTGGTGTATCATTAAATGATTTAAGAACACTAAGCTCTGAAGATTTATTTGTAAAAACAATTGATGGCATTGGTAAAGTTGGCGACCTTAGCGAACAAGCAAGATTAAAAACAGAATTGTTTGGTAAGAGTTTACGTACCACTAGTTTAACAGGTGTAAGTTCACAGTTTGCACAGGCTACAAAAGAAAGTCAAGCTTATGCAAGTAGCGTCAAAGCTGCCGCTGATTTACAAAACAAATTAGATTTAGCTTTTAAAACTTTACAGGCTAGCATACTAAAAACAATTGAACCATTAGCTAATTTTGTTAATAAGTTAGAGCCAGAACAGATTGATAAGATTGTTAAAGCTATTGTAGAAATGAGTGTTGCACTAGGTAGTATTGCTGTTGCGGCTAAAGGCTTACAATTAATAGGTAGCATTGCAGTAGCACTAGGTGGCGCATTTGCAACATTAGCGGCCGCGACTGCGGCACAGAAGTTTAGATTCGCTGCCTTTTATTATACTGTAAAGCAAGCATTACCAGTGTTTGGTAAAGCAAAAGAAGCGTTTGTATTAATAGGGACTGCAGGTGGCAAGCAGATAGGCACTTGGATAGCATTAACTTCTAAATTTCAAGGCTTCTTGTTTATTCTTAAGCAAGTTGGTGTTACTATTAAGCTTTTTGCTACTAGGTTCTTGCCTAGTTTATTAGGACCTGTAGGCGTATTATACGGTGTATTTGAAGCACTTAGAATAATTATATTGTCTGTCTTTAAAGTTGATATTGTTGATGAATTTGTAGGCGCTGTAACTTCTGCATACAATAAACTAAAAGCGTTAGCCGGTTTTGCTCCAACAGAATATAAAGGTCCAGATACAGGCGACGAAACTGCTAGACTAGCACA